CGCGAACGTATACAGAATGCAAAGCGGCACATCTGCGCGCGCGCCAGTGAGTACCTTCCCGATCCCCGCAAGCCTGTACCCCAGCGGCGTGCTGACAATCTCACTCATCATGCCAGCGTTGTGCTGATCGCCAGCTGACTCCGCCAGATACCGCCAAACCGTGACAGGCTCTGCGTCGTCGTCCGTATCGCTACTAACCCCAAGCCGGACAAGCACCGTGCTGTTGTCCTCGCTGGTTCCGCGCGCAATCGCGAGATAGAGCCCCGTTGCGTGCGTAAGCGGCTTGCTCGCAATGCTAATGCCATCGTAATCGACACCATCCGCCGGCCCGTAGAGCGTCCGCGCGGAGTAGGTGTTGGAACTGCCATCCAGATTCACGCGATCGATGACGATATCGTCACCGTCCCCATAGATGACGGTTGCACGCGACGATGCGTCAGCACCGCCAATCACAATGGCGGATGTGCTGGTCGCGCCAGCGTCCAGCGTGTGACTGCTGACGGTCGCAAGAGCCGTCGAAAGACCCTGGACCTCCAATCCGCCCGTTGAGTCCGCGTAAGCAACCAGTACAGCAGTGGTCACATAGACGCAGATTGCGAGGTCGGCAGCTACCGTGTCGAACGTTTGCGTAGTCCCGACAGTTCCAGCAGTGCTGACCTTTGCGACCTTGATCGTTGGCGCCGTGGTCGAGTAAGCCACGTATGCGTCAGTGCCATCTGTCGCCACGTCAAACCGCGTCGCAGTCGTGCTCATGTCGCTTGCTACCGTCTGCGGCGTCACACTTGCTGGCGGGCTTGCTGTATCCCAGCGGTAGACAGTCAATGTGCTTGTCGCGGTCCACGCAAAAAACATGAGCGTGTTTCCGACCGCGATAGCGCGCCCGCAAATCTGCGGTGACGAGGCCGCGCCCGCTGAAAAGCTGGCAACTCTGACGCCCGTCGCTTGCTCGCGGATAAATACCTTCCATGTGCCGAAGGAGCCCGCTGCGTATAGCTCATACCCATTCGTGTAGGCATACAAGCTGTCGTACGCAAACGCGCTGCCAATGGGAGCAATCTCGCTGTCTCCGCTTACTACAGTCCCGCGCCCGGTCTCTGCTGAAATCGGCACAAGCTCGTCCGGTCCCTGCGCATACTCGTACAGTTCAGCGCCCCCCCATAGAAGGAGCCGCTTGCCCAGCGCATCCACCCGATCCCAACTGCTGGGCGCTGAGCTGTCATCAATGACCGTCGCACCGATGTCAGCGAACCCGCGCCGCTTGATGATGGCGCCCGGCTCCTCGAAGCTCACGTTCGTCGCATCGGTCAGCCCAGGGATAAGCTGCCGATGCGGGTGGCGCTTGTGCGCCACGCCCTTAAGGAAGGGGAACTCCGCGCTCTGTCGCTGCAAAGCCATCAGAAGAACCACACGTCCGAGGTGAAGGCTGCGCCAGCCGTAAGCACGATGTGTCGATCCGTGCGGTCTGACCACGTTGCAGCGTAGGGATACGTGCTGTGCTGCGGCTGCAAGACCACAAAACCACGCGGTAGATGCCCCAGCCCGTGCGCAACGGTCACCGTGCCGTTCGCGAACGTCACCGACACCAGCGCGCCGCCGCTGAGGGGGAACGCGGACCACTCGCGAGCAAACGCGCTCAGCCAGTTGGCCATGCGTTGCAGCCACGGGGCGGTGCCGCCAGCGGGCGTGAACTGGCGTGCTTCAGCCATGGCGCCGATCCCACGCGTTGCGCACCCGGAAGCTCTCGTCTTCGTCGCGGGTGCTGATGTGCTCGATGATGCGCTCTAGCGTGATGGCTTGCCGGCGCTCCAGCGTAGACGTATCGCGCTCCTCGATGATGCCAGCAACCTTGATCGCCACGTCCAGCGCGATCCATTCGTCGATGCCGCCATCGCTCAACACGTAGTCCGTGCCCGTCGTGAACTCGGCCTTGGCCGCGTCGTTCGTGTCGAACAACGCCAACTCGGGCACGTATCCGACTGTCACCGTGTAGGACGCGCGCGGGTCGGTGAAGTAGATGGTCTTGCCACCAGCCGGCAGCCAGTACTTTGCCGTCCCCGCCTTCCAGCCAACCGTACTGGTGTCCTCACGGTCGATGTCGTCCACGCTGCCCTTCTCGATCTTCTGCCGTACGCCGCCCTCGGTAAACCGCAGGTAGCGCAGCGATGCGAAGTCGGTGGGCAGCGCGTAGGACGTGGTGCCGCTGACAGCGCTGATGGTGTCGGTCTTGAACAACACCTCATGCTGCCGCAGCACCGCGTGCAGGTCATACAGCGACCTGTTGAGCATATCCGTGACCTGCGCCTGCGTCGGCTTGGTGGCCGACGAAAACGCAGGCACGTCGGCATACAGCGCAACGTCTGCCCATAGATTCGTCAGTGTGCGCTTGCGTGCCATGTCAGCTCATCAGGTCCATCAGTGCGCGCAGGGCGTCCAGCACCTTGCGCGGGCTCTCGCCCTTGACTGCGGCCATCAGGTCCTCGGCCGCTGCCAGCTGGCCCTCCTCACTAGGAGGGTCGCCGGCCCCCTCGGTCGACTCGGTAGAGGGATCATCCGAGTCAAACCCGAGGAGGCCGGCTGCTTCGGCGAGCTTAGACAAGCCCGCTTCCGTCTTCTGCGCCGCTCATCTTCAGAGCGATCACGAGGTGGCACCAGTTGCCGTTGTTGCTGCCCGGCGCGATGTCCGCGAGCGAGCCGCCCGTGTGCGCGCGCACGACCAGCGTGCCCGCTGACGCCGTGAAAGCGCCCGTCTGCAAGTGCGTGTTTGCGGCCGCGTCGAGCTCGAGCGTCGCGACCACGGACTCCAGCCCGACAGCGTTCTGAAACTCGCTGTCGAGCGTCACGGTCCACACACCCGTAGCCGAGTGTGCGACCGACGAGATGCCGCGACCGATGATGCTGGTCGGGTCGCTCGCGGTGTTGAACCGAAAGCGACCCTTCACCACCACCACGCCGGTGTGCAGCGTCTCTTCGTTGCGATTGCGTGTGATTCCTGCGCTCATGTCAGGCCCCTTAGATCGCCAGCCGCATGTTGTGGCCAGGCGCCTTGCAGGTCAGGTTGCCGCGGAACTTGATGCGGAACTCGACGCCATCGTTGCTGGTCTCGCGCATGAACTTGTTGTCATCATGGTCGATGACGCGGATCAAGTCGTCGCCCGAGTGACGCAGCGTCCAGGTGTTGCTCTGGAGCATGCGGACCACGCCAGCGGGAGCGAACGGATCGCTCACGATGTCGATGCCGCAGTGCTGAATCACGTCGAAGCCGAAGCGCGCGGCGTCGCCGGTACCGCGACGCGTGTCGCGGGTCAGCTGGCCCTTGCTCTCCAGCGACTTCTGGAGCTTGTTCCACTCCAGCGGCTCCATGAACGCGATATCGACCTTGGAGCCCCAACGCGCAGCGCGCGCCTTGGCGTCCATGATCGCCTCCTCGATGGGCATTCCGGTGCCGGTGTAGCGCAGCCCGCCCAGGCGAGTGTTGACGCTACGGTCGACGCCGTAGAACGCGGTCGAGCTTGGCGCCGATGACGGCACCCAGCTGTCAAAGCCGGCCAACTTGCCCTTGAAGTCGCCTTCCACGAACAGGAAATCGCCAGCGTCAAGAGACGACATCTGCGAGGTCCAGTTGCTGTCACTGGTCAGCGTGCCCGCGTCGTAGTCGATCGCGGTCACCGTCGCCGATGCGCCCGAGTCCTGGAGCGTGTGCGCCGAGTCCGAACCATCGTTCTCGGACGCGACAAGCTCCATGTTCTGCTCGAAGTTGACGATGTCCGTCAGCGTCGCAAGCGTGATGGTCGTGGTCGACACGGTTCCAACCACGCCGCGCGCGCCGCCCACGTTGCGGTAGACGCTGTGTGCGAGGTCATCGGACAGGTTCTCGATGGCGCCGTCCATTTCGAACTCGAGCGCCTCCGCGACAAGCTCGACGTTCTCGCCGGCATCGTCGATCACATCGCCGTCAACCGTGGCGTAGCCGTAGTTACTGACGTAGGTGACCTGAAAGCCCTCGATCTCGCTCGCGTTGCGGTTGGTCTGCGCGTCGCTGAACGTCGCACTGCGGCCCATCGGCTTGACGTAGCGCAGCGGGATGTGCGTGTAGCGCTGGCCACCGCGCAGCTTGCTCCGCTCCAGCAGGGCCAGGGCGGGGCGGTCCTTCATCACGAGGTCAACCCTACGATCGTAGTCGTAGAGCTCCTCCAACATGTCCACGTAATCGGTTCGGGTAAGTCCCGGCATTGTCGTCGCTCCTTAGGTGAGTGAGGCGACACCGGGCCAGAGACGCTCAGCTATGCACCTTGCGCCCGCGCGGCCTGGCGTTGCCTCACTCGTGCCGCTGCACGATCAAGCCGCGCCTGGTGCGATGCGCTACTGCGCGTCTCCTGGGGCGTGGCCGTCTGCGTTTCGGCGTTGGTTACAGCGGTTCGGCGACCTTTGCGGGCTTTGCGGTCTGGTTTGTCTTCGGCTTGCTGGGCGTCACTGGCTTGCTGCCCGGGCACTGCATCTGCTGATTTCGTCGCGGACAAGAAAAGCTCGCGCGCCCAAGGCACGGCGGCGAGCGCCTTGACCTGCTGCTCGATGGACGAGCGCAGCTCTCTTTCCTTTGTCGCGATGAACTCTGCGGCGCCCTCGTTCCCAAGCGCGCCGTTCGCCTGCTCCTCTGCCTCGATGGCATCGATCAGGGCTTCATGTAGACCCATGGCGTTGACGACTGCGAAGTCATCCTTGCCAGTGGTGAACTGCTTGACGCTGGACAGGCGCTGCGTGCGACGCTCCATCTGCTCGCGCGTCTGGTGCTTCTTTTCGACGCCGCCCAGCTGCTCGCGCAGCTGCTCGATGGTCTGCTCGAGCTGCTGGACGCGCACGACCTCGGCGCTGGGAGGCGGCTTATCGGAATCGACCACCATCTGCGCGAGGCGATCGAACGTCATCCCGTGCTTGGCCAGCTCGCCCAGTGGGTCGGCCCGCAGCGCCTCCAGCGACACAGCCGCCGACGGGTCAAGCCTGCCGCTCGCCTGCTCCAGTTGCTGGCGCAAGTGGGCAAGCTCGCGCTCCTTGCGGGCGTGAGTCACGGTCAGCGCGCGGTGCTGCTCGCTCAGCGCGCTAAGGCGCTCGTCCGCGCTCGATGCTGGCGGCGTGTCCGGTGGCGGTGCGGCGGGCGTGGCAATGCCGTTGCCGCCACCGCCTCCACCCGCTTCGGGTGCGGGCGCCTCGTTCATTAGCTGTCCACGTCGTTGCATCTATCCTCCCTCTATGCCGCCGCCATGTCCGGGGCCTGCAAGCCACCTTGCGGGAGCGCCGCGCCCAGCTCGGGGGCAGGTGCGGCCTGTGCAGGCATCGCGGGCGCAGCGGGCGCGGTAGCCTGCTGCTGCATGGCGATCACATCGTCGTTGAAGCGCGTGAGCAGCTCTAGCCGCTCCTCGGGAGCACCCTCCCAGCGCAATCGGTTGTACGCGCTCGACACGAGCGGGATGGCCATCTCAAGGTCCATCATCGGCTCCGGCGGCACATACTCGCCATCGTCGATCATCGCCTGAATAGCGCTCAAAATGCTGTCGCGCGCGGCCTGGGCCAGAGACTCGTGCTCTTCCAGGTCGGGGAAATCCAGCAAGCTCTTGCCTTCATCGGGCGAAATGAGCCCGGCAGCGATCCACCCTTCGACCGTGGCAACCCTGCCCGTGGGCGAGCCGGGGAGCGCCGACTGCGGGAGCACCTTCATGACGTAGTGCTCCTCCTCGAGTTCCGCGTCTGCCCATTTGATGGTCTTGACCGTCTCGCCGCGGCCCGAGCGGACAGGAACCATCAGCGGGCGCTCTTCCTCGTCGTCATCCCGCGCGATGTCGCGCTTCTCCATCACGATAAGCTTGGCCAACTGCATGTGCGCCTGCTCGTAATCGCGACCCTTGAGGATGAATCGCTCGGTGCCCACGTCTTCGTACGCGCGGATAGCCTCGCCGCTGTTGAGGCCGGCCGGCTTCTGGCTGGTCGCGCTGAGCTCGCTGAGCCCGACCTGCGCAAACGCCATCGCGCGCAAGCGATCGACTTGCTCGAACAACTCGCGCGGCACCGCGTTGACCACATCGGTCGTGGGCGGCGTCGGGCCGTGGTACTGAAGCACCTCGCCGGGCGTGTTCGTCATCTTCTTGGCGCTTAGCGAGATGCGCCCACCCGCCTGCACCCAGTGCCGGACCGTACTGACGTTGTGCAGGATGTACTGGATCTTTTCGAGCGTGTGGTTCAGCTCGATTTGCATCGGCTTGATCTCTTCCACCGCGCCGCGCCCCCAGAAGCCGTACTGCCGCTTTTGCCAGCGATAGACGCTAAACGGGAAGCAGTTGCGCTCCCACTCGTCTACGTCGAGCGTCGCGCCTTCGATGGCCGACAAGTACATGCCATCGCCGCTCTCGTACTGCGACGGCAGGCGCCATGCCTCGGCGAGCACGATCATATCGCCGTCGGCGTTGCGCACTAGGAACGGATGATTGCGCTGCGTCGCGCTTGGCGCCTGGCGAATGGCCATCAGCACAGCCGATGATGCGCCGCGCTCCTCCATGCGCTTGAGCAACGTCCAGCGATCCACCGCGCGCACGTGGCGCATGGTCCGCGGCTTGCCATAGAAGCCATCGTGCGGGTCTACGAGAATCTCTAGCGGGAACGCACGCTCTACCAGCGGATAGCCGCGCCCGTCGCGACACACGCGCAGAAATCCCGTGCCCGTGACAGCGCCGTCAAGGAACTGGTCGGGGCCGAGATCGTCGACCTCGTTGCGGTAGAACTCGCCATCCACGGCTTGCTCCATCGCCTCTGCGCGCTTGCGCTTGCCCCAGTCGCCGCGGTTGGTGAGGAAACGCGGGCGCGGGCGCAGCTTGGCAATCTTGGCTTGCAGCGCATCGCAGACCGCCATGGCCAGGTTGTAGCGAAGGCGCGCGGCGTCGCTCTCCCTCCACCGCACCTCCTTGCCCATGCCCGCCACATCGCGGTTGCCGTACAGGCGCATGTGCAAGATGTCATCGGCGCGGCGGGCCGACGACAGGTGCTCAACGCGTCGCACGTCCTGGAACAGCAGGTCAGCGCGCTTGGCGCCTACGGTGCTCTGGTCGTCGGATTCCCACCACTGCTGCCGGCGCTCGCTCACTGGTACACCGGCTCCTCGGTGCTCGCCAGAAGCAGGCGCAGCTCCTCGTTCTCCGGGTCCGCGTCCTCACCGCCCAGCGGGAGGTCAAGCTGCAACGGCGCCTGCGCTGGCTGCCGCGGCTGGAACACCACGCGAACATCCGCGACCTGAACGCTCAGCGCGCCCAGGCTGTGCATCCGCTCGACAAACGCCCTCAGTTGCCGTGGGTTCAACCGTGATTCCAGCCGACCATCGCGCGCGAGCCGGTGCCGTGTTGCACCAACGATACGCTACGGGGTCAGAAGGCGTCAAGGCGCTAGTCGAGTCCCAGGCCCTTGCTGGCGCGAGACCACCAGCGCCACACCACCCATACAAGTGTCGCGATTGCTACTAGCCACGTCATACCGCCTCCGTCCTACTCGTCCCACCATCGCGCGTCATCGTCGCCATCCTCATGTTCGTCCGCTGTCCACAGGTCGTCCCGCGTGCCGGGCTCTGGCTCGGGCGTATCATTCATGTACGCGTAACACCGCCACCAGGCGTACAACAGCGCATCGGGCAGGTGGTTGCTGAATCGCGCGTCCTCGCGCGTGTGCCAGCGCGGGTCATCCTCGGGATAGCGCAGGTCCCATTGCAGCACCTCGAGCTCATCGCACAACTGCCGGTTGGAATCACCCACGATACGCAGCCTGGGGGGCGATGCGCGGAGGTCGCCGTTCAGGTGCTCGATGTGCGCGCGTTTGCCGAGCTTGTCAGCCGCTTCGATGGGCAGCGCGTGCCGTAGCCGCGCTTCTTCGATGTACGCCTTTCCTAGCCCGCCAGCGTCGCCGACCACGATGGCTGCGTCGTACTGCTCGGCGAGCCTATGCGTCTCGTCTGCGCCCTGCGAGGGCGTCAGGCCGGGCCGCGCGAAGCTCTCGACTACCCACACGGTTTTGTCAGCGCCATAGCCCCGGAACGCCAGCACGCACCAGGCGGTGCTGTCGACGTAGCCGTAATCAACGCCGATGACGTGCACCCACTCGCTGCGCCGGGTCCAGTAGTCCGCGGGCAAGCTGTCCAAATGGGTATCACGGTTGAACGCGTATACTGCTGCGCTGGTGTCGCGGTGCCAGCGGCCCAGCCACTCGCGCTGATACGTCGGATGGTCATCGCTGTAACCGCGGTCCGCCAGCCACTTGGCCAAGAACGCCTCACGCCTGACACGCTTCTCGTCGGCCGTGAGTAGCGGCCTGCCGGGCAGGTCCAAGGGCAGGTGGGGGTTGTCCAGGTAGGTCCATGCGTGAACCTCATAGCCCGGTATCTGGCCCGTGGTGGCGCGGTAGAAGTAGCCCGCAGGTACTAGGCCGGGCGTGCCCATCACCCACTGCGAGCCCTCCAGGTCGGCGAGCCCCGGGCCCACCACGTCATCCAGCAGTTCGGTGAGCACCGTATCACGAAAGCTCTGGGCTTCATCCACGCCCACCAGTGGGACGGGGATGCCGCGCAGCTTGTCGATTTCCTCGGCCGCGTTGGCGCCGAGCACGTACAGCTCCGAGCCATTCGGGTCGGTGGCGCGTAGCTCTGTCTCGTTGAAGCGCAGGCCCCAGCCAAGCTGGCGGTTCATGCGCTTGACCACGGGCCAGATGATGTTTTTGGCGCTCATCCTGGTCAGGCCCACGTAGGGCGTCATGAAGCCAGGTTTCGCGGCTGATACCGCACGCCACTTGCGTAGGAAGCCGACCGTCTTCCCACTGCGGCGGGAACAGAAGGCTGCTATCAGCGCTGATTCACTCGCTACCGCTGCGTCCTGCTGCGGGAAGGGCAGCGACTGCGTAATCAGCTTCGCCCGCCTCTGCGCAAGCCTCGCTTTCGTCCACTCCCTGGAGACGGGCAACTCCGTCGACCAGCTCGCCATACGCCTCCTCGCTCATGACGCCAGACAGTGCATCCAGCAGCTGCCCGACCGCATGCTCCACGTGAACCGCGAGCTCCTTGCGCTCCCGGTAATCTGGACTGGTGCGCTCCAGGAGCCAAGCCGGGGCCTTCCAATCGCCCTTCTCCTCGCCCAGGTCCAGCAGCATCTTACGTAGACCGGACTGACGCTGGCCCTCCGCGCGGTCGAGCTTGGTTCGCAGCCCCGGGTCGCGACGCACCCAGTCATACACGGTGTTCCGCGACACGCCTGCAATCCTGCATGCCTCGGACAGCGGGCTCCCTGCGGCAATCAGCCCCAGGATCTGACCTACCATCTCATCGCTGTACTTGCTCTCGACCACCGTTCACCTGTGCAAAAGTCGCGCTGGGCCGTATTCGGACGCGCGCGCGTAGGTCGTCAGGGTGCGCCGCCTCCTCCCATGATGCGTTCACGCACTCGAACCACTCGGTTTCAGGGACGTGGCCAGGCACGTCAGCAAGCCGCCCTACAGCAAAGCGCGTGCTGGGAACAGGGGCTGTCAACGCCATCGCCCTACCCTCCAATCTTGGGACGTGCTGCCGCGCGCAAATACATGGCCCTGCTGGCATGCACGATGGTTGGCTGATGTGATTCGCCCGGCTTCTGCGTGCTCGGGCGCATCACGATGTAGTCGCCCTCCAGCGTGATCAGCACGGTGGTATCAATGTCGGCACGGAAGCTCTGTTCCATGTGGCCGGTGGCTGGGTGTGGGACCGTAGTGGGGAAATATGCGCGGTCCAGCTTGATGACCTTCGTGTCGCTCATTCGATGACTCCTAGGATGTGCTCGTAGCGCAGCATGTGGACCACATCGCCCTCTAGCGTGCGTTCGTTGCGGGTGGCGTGTCGGGCGTAGACCACGCGATCGCCGGCCTTGAGCTCCATGCGCAGCTCACCTTGGCAGTGCGGACAGCTCCAGCCGTCGGCCAGGCTGACGATCACGCCGGTGCAAGTGGCGCGCTTCATGTCGCGTGCTGTCTCGGGGATGTGGATGCCGCCCCGGGATACTCTGTCGTGCTCATCGGGGCGAACCAGGATCTTGTCGCGTAACGGTCGGAAGCTCATCAAAACCCCTCCTCGGACTGGTATGGGATGCAGCGACCAATCAGCCAATCATCGACCCATGGCCAGGTGCGCAAACAGTAGCCGTCCAGGTAGTCGAGCTCGGCGAGCATGCGTGTCGCCACCCCCTGCCGCCGCCACCACTTCTTGACGTAGATGTAGACCAGTGTGCTGCCGCGCGTGACCGCGAAGCCTGCGAAATTGTCTTCGTCATCCTCGAGCGTGGCAAGCAGGAAGCCACCGCGCAGGCAGCGCTGCACGTAAGGGCGCATGAGATCGAAGTACGCCTGTTGGGATAGCCCACGGATGACGTATTGGGCGGCGTCCAGGGGTGGCGTCCGGTCGTATCCACCCTCGCAGGCGTCGCGGTAGGAGCGTAGCCACGTGTCAGCAGCAAAAGCGAATGCGTCGTGGTCGTCGGGGACCTGAAGGCGTAGCAGCTGGATCATCGCATCCTCAAAAACACGTTGCGCGTTGCTTGCGTGCACCGCACCGCCTCCATGCTGGGCGGGATCACATCTACCAGCGGCCCGCCCCAGTGCCTCGCACCCGGACACGGCGTGCGCACCCGACCCGCGATGATGTCGCCAGCGTGCGCGCGCCACCGGCGCCATGTCGCGTTGAAGCGCGCTGACTTGCCTGGGATGTCGTCGTCGGGCCACGATGCAATCTCCATCGCGCGCGCGGTGCGGCGGGTGTAGAGCTTCGTGTACCGCTTCAGGTGCTCGATGCGCTGCTCCTCCGTGGCATCAGTGCTCAGTGCTTCGCGTGACGTGCCCCAGATGGCCGCGGCGTCGTGGTAGCAGTCGGGGTGGGCAAGCGGGCTGCATTCAAGCCACGTCATGCGAGCGTGGTGCAGGTGGGGCGGAGCATCTTGCCCGAATGCAGCGCGCGCGAAAATGAGCGCCAGCGCGAGCAGGGCCGTGGCCAGCAGCATGCCCGCGAGTGCATCGAGGAAGCGGCGCATGTGCGGGGTCATTCGTTGTCGCTCCCTGTAAAAGACGCGGGCATCGCACCCGCATGCCGGCCGACGAGTCCGGTACCCACCGAGGCGTCACGTCCAGGTGAGCTTGCGCAACGCTCAGCGCTTGGTCCGGCTGTCGTGGCCGGGCGGTGTCGTTGAACGCCTCCTTCCTGCCCTCCATGGTTCTGCCCGCTTGCACCGCAGGCAAAAGCCTGAGCCGCATCGTATGCGCGCTGTAGTTCCCAGCAATGCGTACCGTGCGCGTGTTCCTCGCCATCCGAAGCGCAGACGTCGCACCCGTGGCCATCGCCCAGGTACTCCAAGAAGTCGCCAACACGCTCTAGCAATACGCCGTGACCTTCCACAGCGACCATGATGGCGTGCGCTATATCCTCGCACTGCTGACACGCCTCTTTAGTGAACCTGCCGTCGCGCGTGAGCACATAGCCATCGCCGCCGCAGTGTCTGCACGCCTTGCGCGCCAGCTCTTCAATGTAGGAGGCGAGCTTCACGCCGGGCTCCTATCTGTCAGCTTGCGATGCGTCGGAACGTTGCGCTCGTCCATCGCGAGGCGTACACGCCCGCTCATTGCAGCACGTATCGCAGTGCGGTCCTGCTGCGGAGTTCCCGTTGCAGCGCGATGCACTTCGGCTCGCGCCTGGTAGTCCTGCCCGTAGACTAGATGGCGCGCGAGTCCGCCGTGGTGCTCGCAGGCGCACCCTGGCACGTCGCACGATTCAAGGCTTCGGCTGCTCATCCCACGTACCCCGCTGCTTTCATCGCGCGCTTGCCCAGCACCTTGCCAACCTCGCCCGCGTGCGTGCCCCATCGGCCGATGCAGACGGCCGCGGCTTCGTCGTGAGTAGTCTCGCGCATGGACTGCCCAGCCAGCGCCTGAATGGTGCGCGCGGTCTGGATGCTGCGCCCGCGAATCGCTTCCTTGCCTGCCTTCGTGCTCACGCCCAGCACGCGAGACATCCAAGTCGCGGGCCACACCCTCACGATCTTGCGCCGGTTGCCGAACGCGCGCTCCCATGCTGCATCCCACATGCCCCACGCGGGTCCGATGGTTCGGGCGCTGAACGGGCGCTCGCGGACCATGACCGGAGGGCTGCCCGCATCCTCGGCGTACTCGGACAGCATCTCGATCACGCGTGGGATAGCGTCGCGCTGATGCGCTTCAAGGATGCCAGACGCCTTGTACCCGCCATTGGTCCAGATGCTCCACCCGCTTGCATCTCCGGGATCCACCGCGAGGATGACGCAGCGCCACGCCTTCGCAGCTGGGGGCATGACTTGGGTCTTAGCCTTCATCCGGCTTGCTCCGGGTACCACGCATCAAGCCGCGCACGTAGCGCAGCCACCTCGCGCTCAAGTGACACCATGCGCTGCTCCATGTCGCGCAGCCGACGCTCCGTGCTGATGGTCGTCAACGACACCTTCCGCGTGTCCGACGGCACAGACACTAGCGTGCGCTTGACGCTGCCGTTGTACGAGCCTTTGCGCATGACCGACACGCGCATCGTTACGCCTGTGTGATCGATGGCCAGCACCTCGCGCTCATCACGCCATGCATTGGACAACAGCGTGTCGCCAGGTCGCACGCCTAGCTGGCGCATCAGCAGACGCGCATCAACCTGTCGGCCGCCCTTCATCCCTCATCCCTCCCAGCCACCTGCGTACACCCGCAGTGCGCGCACACGGGCACCTCACGATAGCCGCCGCCCTCCTGTCGCACGCGTTGCAGCGTGCCCATGTGGTCGCATGCCATCATCGGAAGCTGGCGCGCAT